CTTCAGCACCTCAACCCTGCTTGCCGACACCGTGCAAATGGTCGTCGTGGTCGTACCCAACTGTGTTGGTCCACCGAGTCTTGATTCTGTTCTATCGCCTACACTCATTTTTTACTCCTCCATTCAATTATAAATTTATTATTTTTTGATATATTGCATTTACTACATGCTTGAATTAAATTTCCTATACTATGCCTTCCACCTCTAGAAATAGGAATTATATGATCAATATGCTCTGCTTTCTGTCCACAATAGAAGCACGGTTTTTGCATCATTTGTTTTACTTCATAAGAATAAACCAAAAAAATACCATTATTTAATTTTTTTGCTCTTCTACGAGCTTCTTTTAAATTCTTTTTCTCTGGATTTTTTAAAGCCCATTGTTTGTTTTTTTCGCTTAATACATTTTTATTTTTTTGTAAATAATTTTTATTTACTAGTTTATTTTTTTCAGGATTATTTTTTTTCCAACGTTGTTTTATTTCATTGGATTTTTTACGATTGTTTTGAGCCCATAATCTATCCGCTTTTGCTTTTTTTTCTTTATTATTTTCACGCCATGCTTTGCCAGCAAGATAATGTTTTTGGGGATTCTTTATTTTGTCTTCATGCCATTTATCTTTTCGGCATTGAGTACATTGGGATTGCATGCCGTCTTTTGTAGATTTATTTTTACCAAAAAAAGTGGTAGATTTATGATTTTTGCAGCGACTGCAATATTTAACGGTTTCAAGCTGAAGAATCATATGTTACACTCCTTTTACATTATACATTATATTACGCTCCAATGTCCATAATAAGTAAAGCCGCATTTTTTGTATCCGTCATTACATCTGTAGAGACATTTGCCCATGATGCGGTAGTTCCATCAGTTGTAAGATACTTACCTGAATTGCTGGTTTGAGAGGGTAGAGCATCAACAGTTACCCATTCAAGACCTGTTGCTGTTGCTGAATTAGCAGCTAGGTATTGACCATTTGTTCCAACACCTAAACGAGAAATTGTATCATTTGCCGTGCCGACCAACAGATCGCCTTTGGCATCAATGGTGCTAATTAATGTATTAAACGGAGCCGCCCCGATTTCAACCCAAACTGAATCATAATAAACGTATGTACCGGCATCACTGGAGTTGTACCAGATTTGACCCGTCAGCGGGCTTGCTGGGGCTGTATCACTAACGATTGCACCAAGACCTGTTGCACCGATTTCAATCCATTGGCTATCATAATAAATATAAGTTCCTGCATTTGAAGAGTTAAACCAAATTTGCCCGCCGATTGGGTTTTCTGGTGCTGTGTCGCTTGCAATAACACCAAGTGGGTTTCCACCAATTTCTACCCAGAATGAATCGTAATATACATATGTTTTACCATCATCTGAATCGAACCATAGAGCCCCGGTTGTTGGAGATGCCGGTGGGCTTGAAGAAACAGATGCGCCACCACCTGAACCAAGTTCTGTATAGTTTGTACCATCTGTTGTAAATTCCCATTTATCTGTTGATTCATTCCAACGGATAGCAACATTTGTTGAATCACCTCTTTCAACCTCAAGACCGGCATTTAAAGCAGGTGCTCCTGTGACTCCAGAATTGAGCAGAATAAAGTTATCTTCAACATTAAGATTTGCGGTATTTAGAGTTGTTGTATTTCCATTAACAGTTAAGTCACCTGTAACTGTAAGATTGTTTGAAATGGTGACATTGGCTGGAAGACTTAATGTTACAGCAGCGGTTTCACTTCCAGAACCGGTAACTGTAATTTCATTTTCTGTACCGGTAATTGTTGCAATGTAATTACCATCTGTTTCGGTTCCTAATTGTACTGGTAAATCAGATAATAAGGATTCGTTAAGATTAGGCATATTCGACACCGCTAATTGCAAATGTTACAGCATTGGCTGTCACTTGTGTAATATGAATACTACTATTAGCAGGTACGACTATGGATGTATTATAGAAAACAACATTATTTGCCAAAACATTCACATTACTTACAATTTTATTTGAAGCAGCGACGACTGCTCCATTGACAAGAAGGTGAATACTGCAAACAGCATTAGATGCTGTTGTATTGCACAAATTAATGTTTTTAATTATTGAATAGTTACCAACGGTATTTGCAACAGTGTAAACATTAGAGCCAGCTCCAACATCTGATCCAACATAAAAACTCTTAGGTGTTAAACTAGCCATTTAGACCCCCATCCAAACTAAAACTTCATTATCATATGTTGTTTGATTCATATCTTGAATAACTGTTGCATCAAGCACATGATCAACAAAAGCGCCAGAGGTATGTGTATTGGCTACTGAGCCATCATAACCCCTGTTTGCGACCGTAAATGTATTTCCGGCTCTGGAAGAAATTAAAACTTTTTCCTCGGCCGAATTGCCTCTATCAATTACAACAACGAACGGAAGGGTTCCTGCGGGGAATGTAGAGGCATCTACAACCGAAAAGGAACCTACGGAGTTGTTAATATTTGCAGACAATGTTGTTCTTAATACACCACCGCTAAACTCTTGTCTTAACATAGGCTCTCCTTAGTCAATACTGATATCAAGATCGCCTGTAGCAATTCTTAATGTATCTCCTGCATCTGTTGTTTTATTAGCTGTGAGCGTTCCCCACAATAGCAGGTTTCCAGATGTAAGTGCATCGTGGATGCCAATTGCAACCACTGTAGCTGCCGGCATATTTGTAAAATCTATATTTGCGCTGTTTGATGTTGCACCACCAGATGATGCTGCAAATGCAGCAGTCTGACGAGCATACGAACCGCCAGTCGCTTCCGTTCCACCGCCAGCATCGCTGGGGGTGACAGTGTATAAAGCAACATAAACAGGAGTTGGCATTGTGTATGATGTTGTACCAAGAAAATGATCGATAAGTTTATTTTCAAGATAGTCAGAAAGATTACCAGCCATTATTTATGCCTCCAAATTATTATAGTAGAATTCCTTTTCTTCGTCACTAGGTAATCTGAAGTTAGGAAGTTTTAGCAGCCATGTTGCCTCTTCTGCATCAATCTCTGCCATTCTATTCTCTTCTTTGCTAAATCTAAAGCCCGAGGATGTTTGATATGCAATTCCGCTTTCATAATAAATTAAAAGCTTTCCATTTTTAACAACAGGATCCGCCGGCTTTTCTGTTTTTACAACTTTTTTCTTTTTTGCTGTTTGAAGCACGTTTTCAGATGTTACAACATTTTCTTTTTCGGTCATATACCAATCCTATCATGTATTTATGAATAAATCAATCATATCCTATGGACAATTTTATTCCACATGCCAGAGAGGCGGGGAGAATGTTTCTCTCCCCGCCCCAGTGACCGTTACTACACTATTAGAGTGTGCGTAGCTTGACGTTCTTTGCGATAACAAACGGCTCGAGATGCTCGATGTTGTTTGCAAGGCGCATGAACTGTGTGTACTCAATTGTGTCTGTCTTTGGCTGGAACTGACGGTACACAGTGATGTCTCTGTGCAGACCCACAATTCTATTATTGGGGAATGTCAACTCAACATAACCGTGATTGCCAGATGCACCAGAGTAGTCACCAGAAACATTCTCAGGAAGGAGCGGAATCTCCACCAGCGGAATGCCATAAGGGGCAAGACCAGTGTTACCAGCGCCACCGTTTGCACGGATAGCACCGTTCATGAATGCCTGCTCACCAAATGTCGAACCAGGAGCCGGAGCGCCTGCTGTTGCGGCAGTTGCCGAGTTCGGGTTCTGGAGGCTGAACGACACATCCTGGACCACACCGGGACCAGAGAAGAATCGCAGCTCGTTACGCTTCTGCAGATACTTGTTCGGCAGGTTGCGCAGCACTCTGTCGAATGTTGCACGGCTAACATTGTTGCCGCCTTCATCCACAACCGTTGCACCGGCAAGAGCGAGCTTGGTGAAACCATTAAGCGCCTTGAGCAATGCATTGTTTGAAGATGTGTCGCCATTGATCAACAGGTCATCAAGGTCATTGGCTGTCTGACGAGCCATAACTTGAGCCAGGTGATCTTCCAGCGAAGCACCCTCAATGTTGTCTTCCAGAGCTTCAGTGCTGAGCTCCCAGTCCAAACGAAGCTTGACGCTTGTAAGCGAAACCTTGGTAAAGGTGACAGCTGCATTCGAGCCATCATCTGTTGCCTCAGTTGCCTTGCGCATCAAACGAGTGCCGACTGCCAACTTGTCGATTTCCATCGACGGTGTACGCATGCGAACAACTCTTGCGTTCTTCATGAGAACGGACTGATCCACGACATAATCTAAAAATCGGTTAGACTGCTCAGGCTTGAGGAGTCCACCGCTTGCATTGCTAACGACGCTCGTAGTGACTTCGTTAGCCTTAGCAAGAATTTCTTCTTGTGTTGCCATAGTAATTATTCCTCCTTAACTTATGACTTATAGCCCAGGGAGCTAATTACCCCTTGTGGCAAATAAACATTGTTCCAAAACGGTGTCTCAGGCTCAGACTTCTTTAATTCCTCAACCTGCTCATCCTCTTCTGGATCAACACTCTTCTTTACAGCACCGGCTTGAGCGAACTCTTCAACCTTTGCTGTTTGTTCTTCAAGAGCCTTCTCTGTTGCTTGCAACTTCTGAGAGAGCTCTTCTTTCTGAGCATCGAAACTCTTAGCAACTTCATCAATCTTGGCTGTGACATCTGCTTCAACTTCAGCCTTAAGCGAAGTAGCAAAGTCATTAAGCTTTTGATCGATGACGGAGCCGAGAGCTTCTTTCAGAACCTCTATATCCATTTCTTCCTCCATCTGATCATTTTTCACTTCGGCTTCAATTGAAGCTTCAGCTTGCTCACTCTTTTCAAGTGAATCATCCCCTGGCTGATCTGTAAGCCAGGAGACAAACTTTTTAACTAAAGACAGTTTATCGGATTCTTTGTCAACACTATTATCCATAGGTTTCATCTTATCATATTTTTCATCTTCTTGCAATAAATTAGCGCCATTCATAACTTCCTCCTCTGACTCTGCAAGTTCATCATAGATACTGTCTAACAAGAAGTCCAACAAATGTGCCTCTGCATATTCAGAGTTTTGAATTTGAATGCTTTCGATCTCCTCAAACAGTGTATCTATTAAATCGTTATTAATATCCAGGTCGTCAATACCAACAGACTTTTTAGCCCGCTCTTTTGTATTTCTATATCTTTCAAGCAACCTTCTGCCTTTAGCAGCAAGCCGTGCCGCATCGGAACGATCCTGCGGCACGGGCTCCCCCCACGCTGCAGCCGAAAGAGCAAGGCGGGTGGGTTTGCCGTTCGGCTTTTTCATTGGACCAGAAGGGTTGGTAAAAAATCTTGTTAAGAAAGAACCTTTACGACGCATTTTCTCTGGTGTATTTGCAGCACCACGAACACCTGGCTTAAGGTTTGCGCCTTCAGTTTGCTTAAAGTGTCTTCTACCGGCTGCTGTTAATCCACCTTTGGGGTCTTTAATAGGTTGTTTCTTTTCAATATCATCATCCCCACCAAGTGCATAATCAAGTGCGCCATCTTCGGCTTTTTTAATAAGATCAATAACCGCAACTGCATTTGCAGGGTTGTCAACAAGGCTTAACTCACCAAGATCATACTGTTTAATAATATGAACAGGTCTTCCATTGTGAACTTTATTTTGCATCATTTCTTTTTTAAGAATTTTTCCACCAATAGAAAATGCACGAAGTGTTCCATCAAGAACTTTTTGCCATGTGCTTTCTGCACCTTTAGAAATATAGGCTTCAACCTGGATAGCATTGTATTCTTCGCCATCAGCGCCTTTTATTTTAATTGGCTTATAATTAATTGCTTTACCAACTGCAATAGGTGCGTGCATTTCACGAATATTACCTTGCCAATTTTTAAATGCAGAAAGCGATGCTTCAAAATCAACAACATCGCCAACTTTATCAATATTATCAGCAGTTGCAATTCCAGAAATTATTCTTTCTTCCTTCTTGATCATGTCAATTGGGAAAAATAAATTAAAGCTAGTCATAGTCTATTTTCAGTGTAATGAATAATCTATTATACAGCAAATTATCCTATGGCATAGACAGCAACGCTAACATTCGCTGTAATGACCTGGAATTTAGTATAGTCACCCTTGACCTCAATATAGTTCTTTCCTGCTGGAACAACTACTCTATGAGGACCGCCATTTAACTCAACAACTGCGTTTGTACTGTTGTCTAGGTTTAAAAAATGGATGCACGATGTGTGTCCATTAATAGAAACAGTATTGGCAGCGCTTGTAACTGCGGTATTTGAGTAAATAATACCCATTTCATAACTCATTGTGTACCTCCTGAATTATCTTGATTTTGCCCCCTTTCAGCCTGATCGCCAAACTGTCTTGGGTCTGTAGATTGCCCTTCGGAATCTGCTCTTGCATTTCTTGGAGCAATTGTATCATTATTAGAATTTCCAACCGGAGCCCCTGGACCCTCTTTTTCCTTCTTTGTTGGGAAAGGCAGTGGCTCATCACCATCAGACCTTTCTGGTAGACCAAGTGTGGATCTAACCTCGTTGGGAGTAATGACCTCTGTTCTAAGATACCTATCATTAATTCTTGATTGAATATCTTCATCAACAAGATCTATACTTCTAAACTTAAGAGTAAATAAATCAGTAAATTCCATCATAACTCTATTAAGTCTTTTTTCAATTACAGACTGATCTGGTGCAACAACCTGCATCTTAAATGTTTTATCTGCATCTCTGGAAACAGCAAGGTTAGCGTTATCATATACACCAACTTTTGGAGCAGGAACCCTGTTGGCAACTAAAATTTCATCTCGATTTGATTTACGATATTTATCAAATGATGCATCTTGCACACCGGCTTCTAATTTTTCAAATTTAATATCGCTATCAGAACCAATGGAGGCAGGAATTGGAATAACAAGAGTACCATGATTACGACCTTTAACTTCTTTTCTAAAATAATTAATAAGCTCTTGTTTTGATTTATTGCTTAACTTTGCACCTTTAAGAATTATAGCATACCGAGGAATAGCCTT